TGCATCAGCTGGAGCCGCTGGGGGTCGATATCGGCTACGTGCTGACGGGGTTCCCCTCCGAGCTGCACGACGACGAAGCGTCGATCTTGGCCCAGTTCCGTGCGGCCTCGCCGGAGCTGCGCCGAGCCGCGCTTTCGGTGTTGGGGTCGGCGGCGGCCGCAGTCGCGGCGAGCGGCTCAATAGTCGGTGGAGACAACTCTGGACAGGTCAACGCCGGGCCAGTGACACAGGGCGACGTGTCGTTTCAAGTTGGGTCTAAGAACCGTCGCGGTAGCAAACCGTCGAGCTAAATATTGGGCAGCTGATCGTTGCCATCGGCCACCGTATCGAAAAAGGCAAGGTGCCTGTAGAGGCAAATCCGACAGGCGCCTACGCCGTTGCCCCGCGTTCAAGTTCAAGCGCCGTGGTAAATCCCGAGCCACCGTCAATGGTG